AAATAGAGTTTGAAGGAAATATTTATTCTTTTGAATATAATAAAGAATTACGACAGGAAGAAAAAGTTTTAGTGGCATATGTGCATCTTGAAAATGGATTATTTAGAATTGAAGAAAAAATTCCATCTAATTTATCGTCAAAACAGGTATGGAACATAAAAACCAATCAGTTTATTCCAGTTTCCGTTATTATGTTTTCACCTAACTATTGGGATCAACAAAATGGAATTGGTCATCGTCATTACTTTTTCATGCTTAAAGATTGTGTAAATTCTGAATCTCCTCATGGATTCTATAATGAATTTTTGAAAGAAGATTTGATGAAACATAAAAGAGTTTTTGAAGCTCTTGGTGGAAAAATGTCCGTAAGAGAAATTAATGATCAATTATCGGGATTAGGATTTTCATCAACAAAAAGAAACGAACTGATTGTAAAAATTAAAAATCAATCAGAGAGAATATTAAAAATTAAATTTTAAAAGGAGATAAAAAATGAGTACAAATAATAATCAAATGTTTGAAGTAGCAAGTCGTATGAAATTTCGGTTTCAATTTATGGGAGTTTTATCAGTAGAAGATTTATGGGATTTGCCATTAACTTCTTTAGACAAAATTTTTAAAGAATTAAACTCTCAGGTAAAGCAATCACAAGAAGAAAGTTTGCTTGAAACAAGAACAAAGAGCGATGAAGAATTAGAACACAAAATTGAAATTATAAAACATATTGTGTCAGTTCGATTAGAAGAAAACGAAAAGAAACGAAGAGCAAAAGAACGCAAACAACAAAAAGAAAAAATCATGGAAATCATGGCAAATAAACAAGATGAAAGTTTGCAGAGTAAATCTTTGGAAGAATTGTCTTCTATGCTCAACGAATTAGAAGGATAAGAAACAATATAATAAAAAATAAATAGAATCAGACTAATCTCTGATTCTATTTATTAAATAAAAGAACGATTTTATTATAAATTCCTTATTGACTTTATTTTATATTAATGCTAAAATCTTTATATAAAAATAATTAAATGAAAGGAAAAATATTATGGATGATAAAGAAAAAATTGAGTTTTTAGAACGCATTGTACAATCAAAAGATCTTTATTCTGAGGGACTGAGAAAACAAATAGAATTACAAGAAAAAGACCTTATTGAATTACGTAAAGCTAAAGATCGGGATGCTTTAAAACTTTACGGAGAAGGCATATTTAAAGGAACTGAAATAGGGGAAAAAGCTCTTGGAGAATCGTTGTATTTTCATCCTTCTTATCATCATAAAAATAATCTTGGACAAATAGGTTTTCATACAATTACCGTTGCTCCAGTAGCAGGAATGGTTTATTTAGGAGGATATGAATCTTATGAAGAAAGAAAACTAACATCTAGTTGTACTAGCTTTTGGTTAACCAGGGAAGAAACAATGATCTTGATAAAAGGTTTGGCAGAAGCAGTAGAAATGATTGAAAAGGGTGAGGAATAAATTATGAATGATAAATTTGAAAAAGATGAAATTGTAATAATTGATTATTCACAGTATGGAAGAATGAATTTCAGAAAAGGAAAAATTATTGAAGTTACAAAAGCTGGAAATTATAAGGTTTTAGAAGACGGAAAAGAAAAATATGAAATTTTCACTCCGTTTGGAAAACTTCGTGGTGATAAAGATTGGAATTCAACATACATTAGGAAATTTTCTCAAGATTTATGGGATAAATTTTTAAGGCAACAAGAAAAATTAAATATTATTTATAAAATTCAAAAAGTAGTTTTTAAAAATTTTAATATTGAAGATTTAAGAGAAATAGAAAAAATTATTAAGAAATATGAAAATGAAGAATAAAATACAAATAAAAATCAAAAGGAGAATAGAAATGAAAAAACTAAAAGATTTAGCTGACATGCATATGGAGACTATTATCTCAATCATAATTATAATAATATATTTTACTTTAATTGCTATTTTTGGAGGAATAAAATGAAATTCTCAACAACTCTCAATATGAACTTTCTAACAATAAAAAATTGTCCTAAGTGTGGATCAAAAGGGCTAGGCGGGAACATTCCTGTTGGTGTTCCTGATGGATTTGGTACTATATGGTTACACGTAGCTTGCTGCTCAAATCCTAATTGCGAATATGGGAATCCTGATCCTGATAATCCTAGATACTATTCAGATTATGATAAGTGGCAAAATATGGAAAGAAAAGGAAAATAATAAAATGAAAAAGATATTACTAACTGGCGGTGCAGGCTTCATTGGAAGTCATACTATTGAACATTTTTTACGTAATACAGATGTGGAAATATATGTTATTGATAGATTGAGTTATGCAGGAAACCTTAATCGTTTAGTAGAAATGGATATTTGGGAAAAAGAAAAAGGAAGAGTTCACTTTGTGTATCATGATTTTAGATCTGCATTTCCGTTTTTTGTCAAAAAACAATTGCCTGAAATAGAATATATTATTCATATGGGAGGTGAAACCCATGTTGCAAATTCCTTCAAATATCCAAAAATATTTCTTGAATCAAATGTTATTGGAACAATGAATGTATTAGATTTGGCAAGAGAGATACAACCATCCTTATTTGTTTATGTAAGTACAGATGAAGTTTATGGGGCTGTTGTTGGAGATAAATTACACGTTGAAGGTGAACCACATCGACCTAGTAATCCTTATTCTGCAAGCAAATCAGGTGGTGAAGCTATCGTTCATTCATATTGGAAATCGTTTGGAGTTCCAATGATTATTACTAATTGTTTTAGTATGGACACTAAATTATGGACACCTAAAGGCATGTTAAATTATGAAGAAATTCAAGAGGGAGATGAGGTTTGGTCATTAAATAATAACGAAGAACTTGTAAAAACTAAAGTATTAGAAAAAGTAAGAATGCCTTCAAACGGGAAAATGATTCATTTCAAGGCAAACAGAGTAGATCAACTTGTAACACCAAATCATAGAATGATGGTTAGAATTCCTCATAATAGACCTAGAGAATATGGAGCAATTGAAGAAAGATTAGCGGAAACATTATTAAACGAACCGAGATTTCGGATACCATTAACAGGAAAATGGAATGGAAACGAATACAATCCAACAAACTTTTTATCGGTAGAATGGTTAGCAAAAATATTGGGATGGTATGTTTCTGAAGGATATACCACAACCGGGAATGGAGTTTGTTTTGGAGCAGGAGGAAAAGAACAGCAGCAAGAATTAATTAAATTACTTCAAGAAGAAAATTTATCTCCTTACATAAATGGAAGATCGGTAAGAGTTCACAATAAAGAATTATCTAAATTAGGAAAATTATTTGGAAAACGAGCTGTCGATAAACATCTTCCTGAATTTATAAAAGAATGGAATCCTCATTTACTTAATTTATTTTTAGAAGCAGCCATAGCTGGTGACGGTTCGAGATATGGAACTGGGGCAGCTTATTACACAAAATCTAAAATCCTATCTTGGGAGATGTGTGAAATAGCTATAAAAGCTGGATGGTCAGCAAAAATCAGCGAAAGAAAAACATGGAATCCTTTAAAAACAAAAATGGGATTAAGTTATATAGTCAGAATATCACATCAACAAGGAACTTTAGGAAAAATAAATGTAACAGAAGAAGAATATAATGAAGATGTTTGGTGCATAAGAACTGAAACAGGAAAGGTTTTCCCTTATAGAAATGGAACTATTAGTTTATCAGGTCAAACAATGAATAATTTTGGTCAACGTCAAGATCCTGAAAAATTTGTACCAAAAACAATGTTGAATATTTTACAAAATAAAACAGTGGATATTCATTGCGCCATAGATTCTAAAAACGGAAAAGTAATTGACATTTCTTCTCGATGTTGGTTACATGCTCGTAATCATGCAGATGCACTATTGTTTTTATTAGAACATAGTACAATTGGAGAACGCTATAATGTTGTAGGTGAACGAAGAAACGTATATGAACTTGCTGAAATGATTGCTATGACATTGGGAAAAAAGAATTTTAATTATGATTATATTCCTTTTCATTCTTATTCTCCTGGTCATGATATGCATTATGGTTTGGATGGTACAAAAATGAAAGAACTTGGTTGGATTCCTCCTGTTCCATTTGAAAATAGTCTTGAAAAAACCGTACAATGGACTAAAGATAATCCTAAATGGTTGGGATTAGATTAAAGATAAATAAACAAGGATAAGATCATGATCAATAAAAATAATAAAAGAATATGTGATCGTCATACCAATATCTTAGAGATTGCTGAAGAGTGTATTAGAATGAAATTTCATGAAGAATCTGCCGAAGAAGACTTTAATTATTTTATAAATAAAATGGATGATATTCATCGGTTAGCAAGAGAAGCTTTAGATGATGGTCAAAATATGGAAGATAGGCTATATGAATATAAAACCGCCATTGAAGAATTGGGATTTACAAGGAATAAAAAATAGTATATAATACCAATGAAAACAAATATATAAATGATTTCATTCATAGTGAAATCATTTTCAAAATAAAAGGAGAATACGTTATGAGATTATGGCATGAAAGTTTATTAGATAAATTACCAAGACAACAGGTGTTAGGACTTCACCGCGAAATTTGTGCACTCAGGGGGAACGGATGGGGAAAAAAACATAGTGTAGTGGATTATGTTTTTGAAAATCCATATTTAAAATTAGTTGCTTATCATATGCGAGTAATGGCAGAAATGGAACGAAGAGGATATGCCCTTGATCCAGAATGGAAAGAATATACTTATCGAGGCAGGAATTTGAAACATGATAATTATAATGGTGAGGACGTAGCTGCCCTACAAGTGTATTTAAAGCGTTTTCCGGTGTATTCTGAGCATAACGAGGCATATTTACAAGAATGTTTAGATAACCTATCTAAAAAGGGCGTAAAATTACCATAAAAGCATGATTTTATTAGAGAAATAAGAGGTATAATATGCATACTGTTGCTTGGACTGAAAAATGTAAAGATTGTGGGGGAACTGGAATTTATGTCGGAATGGCTGAACAAAATAGTCAATATGGTATTATTTGTAATATATGCAAAGGTTCTGGAAAAAGAGAAAGAAAGTTTGTATATGAGGAATTTCACGAAAAAGAATTCAGAGATGATGTTACTGTAGTTTTAGAAACAAATCCAGGAATTTTTATAGGAAAAAACGGAAAGGCGTTTGGTGGAATTTCTTATATGGATTGGTGGAATGGTAAACAATTTCCTGTTGGTTCTGAAATGAGAAATTTCACTTGTCCTGCCTGGTGGTTTCAGTGTGCCGATTATAGTAAAAAACCAAAGTGGGAAAAATGTACTTATGGTGCGTTTTCAAAGTGTGTGCATTTTTCTAATAAAGATCAATGTTGGGAAAGATGGGATGAGGAAAATAAAAAATGAAAATCTATTTAGCTGGTTCAATATCAGGATTAGGTTATGATGAAGTTGTTAATTCCTATAAACGTAAAGCTAATATATTGGGAATATCAGGATATGAAATTTTGTGTCCAATGACCGGAAAAACATATCTCAGAAACGAAATAGAATTTAAAGCAACGGGATATAAAAATTTTCCTGTTTCTACAAATCA